CTTGAGTTTTCCATCCCAAGGAACTTGATCTGGTCCACGAAGCACGTTTGCACCAAGACACTTGCATCGTGCAAAGTTAACCATTGAAGAATAGTCTTGTGAGATTTGAATACTTGCACCACTCTGTACCAAATCAAAACAGAGTTGTACAAAGTTTTTCAGATAGGTATATGAGACTCCTCTACCTGGAAGACAAAAGACAATCGATTTGCCTTTCACCATTTCTCTTGCAAGATTATAGTCCCATTCCTCTGTTGGTTTTTGAGTAACGGGCGATTTTGCTTTTACCGTAAATCCTTTAGCCATAATAGAAAGTAATTACTTCAGTATCATACAACATTATGTAGTGCTTGTCAATCAGTCTCTTTTTCAGAAAGAATCACTTCACTTCCATCTAAAGTAAAGCAGATCTCGGTATCTTCATACCAAGAAAGTTCATTCATAATTTGCTCTGGAATTTTGATGAAGTATTCTCCACTAATTGGATCGACCTCTATGGGTTCAAAAATATCCCCGGATTTTTTTTTCATTTCTGTTAAACCTTTTTTCGTTTTTATATATCATTTATTAATACTCTACTTTGAATTTCCAAATTTTATGACCTTTTGCTCTTGCGGTACAAAGATGATTTCCAATATATTTCCATCCTTGATTTTTTGTTTTCAGTCTTGATTTTACAAGGTGTTCGTTATCCCTTGCCCAATCCATTAAGTTTAAACCTTCCCATACCTTCCCACTTAGCGTATCTGTAATTTTATAAGTTTCATATTCTTTATTTCTTAAATTCTCACTACGACTACACCATTTCAGATTAGTATAGTGATTATTTTTATTATTTCTATCAATATGATCTATTTCAGTGTGTCCTTCTGGATTTGGTACAAATACTTCTGCTACTAATTGATGAATACTCTTTCTAATTTGTTTTAGATACTTTCCATTCTTATCCCGTATTGAAATGTTAATACATTCATATTGATGTTCCGGATATTTTGGATGACCTCTGTATCCCGGTTTTAGATATATCAAACCATATTCATTGATTTTACCATATTGTTCGTTTCTGTCGTATTTTCCAGGTTCTCGATAAGCTTTACCATCCTTCGTAATGTAATATCCAGAATACTTGGTTTCTTTCATATTTTCTGGAATTTTTATTGAGGGATAATTATAAGTTACTCTTGCTTTTGGTTTGGGAAGAGGAGTTTTCCATTCATCTCTTGGTTTTTTTACATACTCCCATTTGCCATTTACTTTGATAAACTTTATACCTTGCGTATTAACTTTAATCGTACCTTCTGGATAAATCTTTCTGGGCATATTTTTTTGCGGAAAATTTTTTTTATTTGAGGGTATTTTATAATCTATTTTAGTACAATATTTAGAGGTCGAAAGCAAGACTTTGTAGACTTAAGGGACCCATCGATTTTATATACGGGGGGTTTAACCTTATATCTTATAACACGCCGCCCGGCGCGGCGGGCACCGGATCCAAACCCCTGCCAAACACGAACGAATGAGACTGCCCCTCACGAATAAACGCAAGGGGGGTCAGATCCCCCGACGCTCCAGAGCAGCAGCGCGGCGATCGCTGCGGTACTGATCACGGGCACGGATCATCACCGCTTCCAGGTCAGCGACCATCACGCGACCCATCCCACCAACGGGATTCAGAGTGACCCCCCGCCCGACGCAACGATCGCCGGCACCCTGCCCCCGACCACGCTGTGTCACCGACTCATCCCCATCACCAGGACGCAGGTTGCCAATGGCGGCACCCCGACCACGCTGCCCCGAACGCTGCCAGAGTTCATCAGCACGGGGGTTGCGGCGGGGCAGGCGGGTGACGGTGTAGACGGTCATCGGTTCAGGGGGTGTCGGTTGATCTGAAAGAATTTTACCAGATGGGAGGTCACCCCCATTGAGTGGACCGCCACCCGCTGATGGGGCAGGCGGCAACGTCGGAGGCGAAGGTCTCAGACCACTGGGCGGCGAGCAGGGTGGCAGGGTGACCAACGGGGTCAGTGATACGGTTGAACTGACTGCCGTCGTTCTTGTATCCGACCCACACGGTCTGGCGATCGGAGAGGCGGGAGGCGGGGGAGAGGCGCATCGGGTGTCTGTCGGTTGACTTGAGAGTATTGTAGCAGGTCGGGGGTCACCACCACCAGCCGCCTTTAGGGTTGAATGGCAGTCCCAACGCGACCCACAGCACGGGGACACCGATAGCGGCGACCATCCATAGGGCAGCGGCGACGTAGTGATTCATCAGGGGGGTGTCGGTTGACTTGAGAGTATTGTAGCAGGTCAGGCATCCCGTGCTGCTAGGAGCAGGGCGTGAAACTTGTGAAATTCGTGGGTCATTCCAGGCGATAGGGTCGGGCGTCCCTTGCTTCCGTGAGTCGGCAGGTGGAAGGTCTGGGAAACTGCTGGGTGGGTCACCTTGTCGTGACTGCCGCCGGGTTTGATGGTGGCGCCTGCCTTGAGAATCAGGCGGCGTGCTTCACGGACCTTGATAGGGGTCATCGGGTGGGGGTCGGTTGCTTTGGTTCCCATAGTATAGACCCCCCACCCGCAGCAGCAGGCAGGGGGTGTGCGGTTTCAGAACTGGATTTCCTGCAGCGTGGCAGCGTGGTTCAGGAAGTCAGCGATGTTGGCGTCTTCCTCATCACGGACAAGGCGGTCCAGGATCTGCAGCATCTCATTGCCATTGCGGGCACGATTCAGCAGGGAGGCAGCGACGTTGAAAGAAAGGGTGGTCATCGGTTCAGGGGGTGATGGTTGAGAGTATTGTAGCAGGTCAGCGGGCAAACTGCGCCAGACTGCTGGGAGCGACGTGAGCAGGCGATCCACAGGACCGGTAGAAGTCTACCATACGCTCTGCCTCCTGCAGGGTGGGGAACCACTGGGAGCGCCACTCACAGGCATTGTAGGGGGTCTGGTAACGGACTTCGATTCGCATCGGGGTTGGTTGCGTTGTGAGAGTATTCTACAGGGTCAGGGGGTCGGGTGTGACCCCCCTGTGTGCCAGTTCAGAAATCGAACACGTCGCCGTTGATTTCGGCGCGGTTGACTTTAGGATCATCCCATTTCACACCGTCCCGAGTCTCTTTGGTGCCAAACTCATAGAATACCTCCAGCAGTTCTTCATAGCAGCAGATGTCATTCTCCCGAATGAAGTTATAAATGCTCTCATCATTCTGCATCCAGAGCACAACATTCCAGGTCTCATAATTGGTCCAACCGTTGTAGGTTTGATCAGTGAGGCAGGTCTGGTAAGTGGTGACAGGCATCGGGTTCGCTTGTGAACTGAAAGTATTGTAAGGGGTCAGAGGGGGGGTTGGTGCCCCCCTTGTGCCACCTTATCAACTGGCACACTGAAAGCGACCGTGATTGAAGTTTGCATAACTGAAGACCTCACGATTCACCAGTTTATACATACCAAACTCATTGGTCATCACATAACCTTCAGAATCAATACGGTTGCGATTGATATAAGCGGCAGGACCATCATTGCGGCACAGATAGAGACAATCTGCCTTGATCGATTTCACCAGTGCCCACAACCCCAGCAGGTTAGGATCGCAGTCGAATTCACTATTCACAACAGGACGATTCTCACGGATGCAAGCATTCAGTTGCTGTTTGATCTTTGCTGCCTCTTTATCAGTTACAAACTTCACCGCAAGTGCCATCACCCGTGCAAACTTGCAGACTTCCTCAACATCAGCGAACGATTCTTGACCGTGCTGAATGTATGCTTGCGGTTTCACAAATTTGCAGTAGGAAGTATCAGTGATGATAAAGTTCATCGGGTGGGCAACAGCATCACGCAAATCATTCTCTGCCACGTAGACAGTATGAGGTGCGACAATGATCTCCTGATAGACTACTTCAGGAAACTTGTAAGTGATCGTGTTGGGAGTATACTCATCACTACCACCAAACCCAACAAAATCACCTTGAATGATAGCATCTGTGCGAGGCAGATAATCAAAGCAAGCGTGAAGAATACGCGCAACTTCACCCTGATAGAACGAATCAATCTCTTCATGATTGTGAGCGATACGAATCTTTTTCTTGTTAAAGACTGCTTTGGTTCCTACAAAGAACTCACCGCAGGCAGGGTCAATCCCCCAGACAATTGCAGGGGCACCATCAATCTTAACGCTCAAGTTGCCAGGCGTCACGAACCAATCCAGGACAGAAAGGTCACCCGTCAGGATAGAATCTTCGGGGTGCTCAAGGTGGGTGTTTTTCATACTGCTATTGTAAGGGGTCCTGTGGGGGTCTGGGGCGGGTCTTGTGCCAGTTGTCAGGGTGTCACTTGCTGCTGCGTGCTGCGCCGATTAGCAGGTCCAGCAGCAGGATAGCAACCACTGCCTTCCAGAATCCCAGAGCAGTGATGCCGAACCAACCCATCACCAGCAGCAGCAACCACGCTTTCAGGGACAGGACCCCGAATCCCAGCAGCATCCCCAGAACCAACACTGCCAGCGCCTGGCGCTTGGTTAGTCCGTCAGCGGTGAATCGGCGGGTCATCAGGTCCCTTTGCTGTTGAAACTACTATAAGGGGTCAGGCACCCCCTACAAGGGGGTTTGTGCCACCTTACGAACTGGCACAGGGTGGCAGGTCTGGGGGTCCTCTGGGGTCTATGATAAGGGGACAAACGAAGGAGGGGCAGGGTCGCCCTGATGACGCAAACGGTCGTCACTGGGGCAGCTTTGAAATAATGTAAAACAAAGTATAAAAAAAGGGAGGCAGATTGCCCCCCGATTCTTTATGCAAAGATGAACCCATTGGTGAAATCGTATTCATTGTAGACAGGAGAAGT